CATACCAGTTGAGAGCTATATTTTTCATAAGACCAATGACGAATATTCTTTTCTTATACATCTTAAAGAGCATAGCGTTAACGTTTATACTTTACTAGGGTTTACAAATTTTGAAAAAGTTTTAAAGGCTTGTAATGCAGAAATTACAAAATTTATTATAGGGGATGATATTTACAATAATGTCCAAGTATTTAGAACTCGTTTATTTAGCTCTAAAAAAGCTTCTAAATTAGTTTCACTTGGCTTAAAAAAAATTATAGATAAAGCTTGATTTATAGAATAGATCATTTATTATAAGTTTATGAGTACATTTACCACATCGATGTTTGAAAGTATTAAGGGAGCTTTAACAAAATCTAACGAAGGATCCGCTTCGAAGATTAAGGATTATTTGCGTTGTGAAGCAGGCAATACATATATTGTCCGCTTACTACCTAATGTAAAAGATCCATCTAAGACGTTTTTTCATTATTATTCTTATGGTTGGAATAGCTTTTCTACGGGTGAGCTTGTTACCGCAGTAAGCCCTACTACATGGAATCAGAGAGATCCTATTGCCGAAGAGCGTTATAAGATTCTTCGTACCGGGACGGAAAAAGAAAAAGAAAGAGCTCTTGCTATTAAGCGTCGTGAAAATTGGCTTGTAAGTGTTTACGTAGTTAATGATCCGGTAAATGCAGATAATAACGGTAAGGTTAAGCTATTGCGTTTCGGCCGCCAGCTTCATAAGATTATTATGGGCGCTATTGAAGGCGATGAAGCTGAAGACCTCGGCCCTCGTATATTTGATCTATCCCCTAAGGGCTGTAACTTAAGAATTAAAGTTGAAAAGCAAGGTGATTATCCGACTTACGTATCATCTAAGTTTTCTACACCCAAGGAGATTGAGGGTCTAGATGAAGATTCGCATAAGAAGATTTATAGCAGCGCATTTGATCTCGAATCATATGTTAGCGTTAAGAGTTACGATGAGCTTAAAGACATTCTTGCCGCGCATTATCACGGTACAAAAGATGTAGAAGAAACGATTGAAGAGCCTGTTGCTAAAAAGACCTCAGCCCCTACACCGGCAGTAAGCGTTGCAGTTAAAGCTACTAAGTCTGAAGCCAAAGCTGTTGTAGAGGATGATGAAAGTATTAGTGAGCTTCTTAAAGATCTATAATCAAACATGGATACATTTGTAGAGCTTTCACCTGAAGAGTTAAAACTTACAGCTCTTCAGTTTATGGGGCAACACCTTACAGGTGATCTAAAAGAGCTTAACAAGAATATTGTTAGCCAAAATAGAACACTGCAAGGTATGACAATTGACCCCGTACATGTTATTAATACTATTCCCGGGGGACGTATTGCGCAGCAGCCTAACCCGTATGCTAATGTTGTTAACGCAGGAATAAATGTACAGCAACCGATTAATAGTATCCCTGTACAGCATGTACCAGAAGTTCAACAACATGTTGTTCAGACAGATCCTAACCAATTAGAATTTGATTTTAATAATTCTAACATTGCAAAACTAATATTTGATAAAATAGATGTTATTAATTCAAAGCTTGATAAAGTTATCGCTTCTTTAAATAACACTAGCAATGACTAAAGCAAAAAATTTAATAATACATACACATCTTGGATTAGGTGATCATTTTATTTGCTGCGGGCTAGTTAGAAAAACAATTTTAAAAAACGAATACGAAAAATACTTCATTGTTTGCAAGAAAAATAATTACAGTTCTGTAAAATATTTGTTTAATGATTTAAAAAATACGTATGCTATTGAAGTCGAGAATGACAGTGAAGTCAAACAACTTTTAAATTCAGATTTTGATTATTTTAAAAGCTCTTACAGAGAAATACCTGGCAAAAAATTTGATTATAGTTTTTACGATATTCCAGGATATAGTATAGAAGATAAGTTAAACTATTTTAAAATAAATAGAAATATAGATAAGGAGCAAGATCTTATCAATACTCTTGGCATTGATAGTGATTATATTTTTGTTCACGATATTTCTTCTTCTGGTATTTTTGATTTAAACATACCTTCAAAAAATTATAAAATTGTTAAACCTGATCCAAATTTAAATTTTCCAGCAGTTTACTGGCTTGGTGTTATAGAAAAGGCCGAACAAATCCATGTTATTGATAGCAGTTTTGTTTCTTTAATAGATTTAGCTTTAAAGAGAGAAGAACTTTATTTTCATAATATAAAAACTGCAGCGTTTGGTCATGAAGTTTCGCCTACTTTATTTCAAAATTGGAATATAGTAAAATATCAAGATGTACATAGGCATAACTTTTTTACATATAAAAGCCGTCTTTAAAATACAATGTTGTTGAAAATCAAATATTTGTTACTATTATTAATTTGTGAACCTAAATATCAAAGATAAAGAAAATTTCTTAGGTAACTTTGTTATACCTTTAAGTAAAGTAGCAGACAGCGCTGTTTTAAAAATTAAAAAAGGTAAAATATCTTCACTTATTTCTACTAGTGATAATACAATTATTGTACACGCGGAGTATATTGACGATAGTATTGATGTCGATACTACATTAAATGTCCCAGATCTTAAAAAGCTTTGCAGAGTTATTTCTTGTATTGAAGAGACGACATTTAAGCTCGATGTGTCTTCTAACTTTATCGGCTATACGTCGAACAGCGTACGTTTTAAATATCACCTTTACGATGATGGTATTATTCCTTCTCCTAAGCTAAGTATTGATAAGTTAAACTCACTTACTTTCGATGGTAAATTTACATTACCTTATAGCGCTGTTGTTAACTTAATTAAAGGTAGTTCTATTAGTACAGAAACAAATAAAATATATCTTGGAGTTAAAAATAATTTTGTATTTGGCGAGCTCACAGATAAGACAAGATCTAACATAGATTCTTACGGTATTAATATTTCAGATAATTACGAGGGAACACAGTTTGCTATTGCTATACCGTTGAACTTCGAAATATTTAGAATAATTTCTTCTATGAGATTCAAAGAACTACAATCACAGATTATAACTAAAATGGGCGTTATTACATTAGATTTAAGTCTAGATAATGCTAAATTTAAATTTGTTATTTCAGCTTTGGCAAATTAATATGAGCAGAAATAAAATCAAAACACCCAGTTACTTTATTAAAAGACTTCGTGATAATGGATTTGTCGTTATTAAGCTCTTTAGTGTATACGGTAAGGGTGATCCCCGTAGATGGACAGTTATGGTTAACCCAAGCTTTGATTCCGTATTAATCACATGCTATACAAACAAAGAAAGCCTTGATGATGTGTTATTCGAGTTTAATGACGGCGATAGAAGAATTCAGCGCAATTTTTCAATCAAAACAGATTCTATTGAAGTAATTATTGATTTCTTACTTAGACACGGTATTTCTAATAATAGTAACTATCCGGGCCGTGATAGATATTTGACAAAAAGATTAAATACTTATGATGAAAAACAAAAAACCATCATCGGATAAAAATTCTGAAAAAGGCTTTAACCCTAACGAAAACAAGGAAGTTAAAGACCTAACTCATAAGGCTTTATTATCATTTTTAAAAGAACAAATAGCAGAAAAAGATTCTAAAAAAACTGACATGGACGCGTTGAACGCGCAAATACAAGAATTTTTAAATTGCTTTATTTTGATTGGATATAATTTTCAAGGCGAACCTATTACTATGATATCTGCGCATAATCAACAAGAAGCTGATTCTCTTGGTACGCTCGTCAATAAATTCGTTTTTAATTCTTCAAAAGACTCTGGAGATTAATTAGCTAGTAATTATAATATTTTAGTGAAAGTATTAATCCTTGGTAAAGGGTTTGTCGGAGCTAAATTAGCAGCTTTTTTACTTAAAAATAATATTGATATTTTTAATATTAGTCAGACAGAAATTAATTATACAAACGAACGCACGCTGTCGACATTATTAAGAGATTATAATTTTACACACGTCATTAATTGCTGCGGGTTTACAGGCGTACCTAATGTTGATGGATGTGAACTTAACAAAGAAGCATGTTGGGATTTAAACGTCGTTGTCGCGAGTAGGATCGATAGAGTTGTAAATCATTACAATAAAAAGTGTCTCCATATTTCTAGCGGCTGTATATACAACGGGTATGAAAAAGAATTTGAGGAAACTGATACTCCGAATTTCGGATTATTCAATCCTGAGTCTAGTTTTTACAGTAAGACTAAACACGCTTTTGAAACGCTTATAGATACAAAAAGATCAGCAATATTTAGAATAAGGATGCCCTTTACTGGTGAGCGCGAAAACAAAAATTACCTCTACAAACTTTTAAAATATGATAATTTAATAAGCCTGCCAAATAGTTTAACATGTATTGACGATCTTAACGATTTAGTTTTTAAATTTTTAAATGAATTTAAACCCGGTATTTTTAATGCTGTAAACCCTCAGTCTATGTCTGCTGAGGAAATAACAGATGTAATGAAGAGGTTTAATCTTATTAACCCAAATTGGAAGTTTGTAGATATAAAAGAACTTAACATTATTGCTGGGAGATCTAATTGTGTATTAAGTGCAGATAAACTAAAGAATTTAGGTCTATCCCTACCGGATACATGTGTATCGCTAGAAAGATGTATAAAGTCTTTATGATCTTTAATTTTAATAAGCACCCTAAAAAAAAGACTATTTACGCCATAACTGGTGGCAAATATCTTGGTGAGCTATTTGTTTTCATGGAAGAAAAGGACAATTGTTTGCTCTTTTTATCATTACCGGAAATGCATGTTAGAGAGGTACCTAAAGAAAAGTTTAATTTTGGATTAGAAGAAAAAATTATAGAGGTGGTTAAAAAGATACCATCCTTTGTCTACAACGTTTGCAAAGCTCAGTATTTAAAGAATAAAACACGTGAAATCTTAGTCACATCGGATAAATAAACATATGGACTTCATTACACCTAAAAAGATTGTTTCTCCTATTAGTGGTCAGACCGTTGTACCCGTTATTAAAACGTACATACGTGAAGGTAAAGAAATAGTCGAAGCTGAATATATTGATCCTGCTAGCGGTACTTTTATTAGAAAAGGTATTGTTTCTGTCAGAGATTTGCCTAAGAACGATAAAAAATAATTGGCTTGTTATTTTCAATAAAACATCTATACTAAAAGTGTGTTAATACCTACCGAATATATACTGCAAAAATTCTATCAGTATGCAGGTTATCCACAATATAAGAAATCGAGTAATACATATATAGCTGGGTGCCCTGTTTGTCGCGAGGGAAAATCGTGGGGTAAAAAAAGACGCTGTATTTTTATACCTGAGGACAGTGTTGTATGTTGTCATAATTGTGGATGGTATAGTAACGCGATTAAATGGATCACCGAGGTATCCGGATTAACGTTTGCAGAAATAGTAAATGAATCAAAAGAATTTGATGTTCTTCCCTTAAGTGCATTCCAGGAGGAAAAGAAATTAGTAAAGCCTAAACCTATAGCGACATTACCTGCAGATTGTATTAATTTATTTGATTTAAATCAGGTTGAATATTATAGCGATAATCGTACTGTACAAGATGCATTAGATATTGTACGCAAAAGAAAGTTAGACGTTGCAGTAAATAGGCCTGACACACTTTGGGTTACTTGTAAAGATAAGACACATAAGAATAGAATAGTTATACCCTTTTACGACGAAAATAACAATATAATTTTTTATCAAACACGTCTTATATATAAGAACGATGAACGTATGTATCCAAAGTATTTGAGTAAAATAAATGGTGAGAAGTCGCTATATAATATCAATAAAATATCACCAGATTTAGAATATATTTTTATTTTTGAGGGACCAATTGATTCATTTTTTGTAAAGAACGGAACAGCGGTTTCAGGTATTCAGGAAAATAGTTCAAATACTTTTTCTACACTTCAAGAGAAACAGCTACTACCGTATAAGTTTTATACAAAAATCTGGGTATTGGATAGCCAATGGCAAGATAGCGCTAGTAGAAATAAGACAAATAAATTAATTGAACAAGGCGAAAGAGTGTTCATCTGGCCAGAAGAGATAGGGAAAAAATATAAAGATATTAATGATTACTGTATTGATAAAAATATAGATCAAATTGATCCTAAGTTTTTTATTGATAATTCCTACAGCGGTATGAAAGCTAAGCTCTTAATGTCGGTTATCTGTCGTTAGCAGAAATAAGATAACCTTTAAGCGATTCGCTTA